AGTTGATTGCCAATACTGTTTACTCGAATCGTATGGGCAACAGAGATGAGGCTTCAGGGGATGGGTGGCGTTTCAAGGGAAGAGGATGTATCCAATTGACAGGCCATGCAAACTACTTTCATGCGGGTCAGGCTCTAGGGGTTGATTTTGTGATGCAACCAGAGTTGGTGGCTACTCCTATGTATGCCGCACTAACTGCTGGGTGGTTTTGGAATACACATAAACTAAATCAATATGCAGATCAACAAGACTACATAACAATGACTAAAAAAATTAATGGTGGCACAATTGGTTTGGATGACAGAATCAAACACATCAATCATGCACACGCAGTTTTAACTGGTTAATTTTTTATATTGTTTTAGCTGCCCGCCAGTTGCTCTTAGTATCCAACACGACTGACATATCCACTTCTGTCCCAAATCTAAACCTCCTTCTGGGGGTTTGTTTAAATCACATTTGTGGCAAAGCTTTAGTTTATGTACTGGTTGGGGTTTGTGACCCAATGCTATTGCGTACATATTTTAGTCTTCCTGGGACTAGGAGTGTTATCAGGAACATTTACACACATCCATACTGATGCAAACTGTCCTCGACTAACTGGTTGCCACCTGTCTATGTAAGCACCCCACACATTAGGCATAGTTTTTTTTAAACTATTCTTAGGTGATTGCAACAATTGTTCTAATTGTTTAAGTGTTAGTCCATCTTCTGATGTTTTTAACAGCTCTCTAATTTTTGCATGTCTAGAAGCTCTCATGTTATCTGACCCTTCTTAAAGGCTCTTGAAACTTCTCAGGAGGTGGAGGTAACATTTTCTCAGATGGCGGAGTCCATCCAAACTTTCTCCAAATAGCTTGAACGTCTGAGCCTGAAGACCATTTAAAGTCTTTGTTTGCCACAGAGGGGTAGCTAATCTTTGAGTAAGGTGGTTTTTCTAACATATTGACAACTTTCTTTTTTAATGTTGTGGTGCGTACAGGACAGTTGCGTCCTTGATTGCAGTTGTAATTGCAACAATCTGTACCATGACTTTTGAGTTTGCTCACGCCTTCACTCCCACTAGTTCTGGGAATGATTTATCAATTAATGCTTGAATTTTAAGACGAGAAACTGTTCTTTTTTCTGAGTCTTTGATAATTGTTTGAACATACCAGTGGTACTTTTTCTTTGTTTGAAGTTTAGCTAAGATACGTTTGCGATTACTTCTAATGTTCATTCTTTTTTCTCCTTAATATCGTAAAACCAATCATCACCCGCAGACCATTTGCGTGTTCCATCAACTGACCACATTCTTTTTGCAGCTTGGAAGTCAGGGTATTTTGTTTCTGCAGGTATTAGGCTCTGGTCATACCATAAACACCTGTTGTTAGGTTGTGTTGCAAACTGCCCATTGTCTAGTGCTATGAAGTTAAAACTCTTGTGTTCTTCAGACTGCTCTGTAAAACCTGTGTTTATATCCATACCATCAGCACAGAAATCAACAGTAAACAGGTACTTGCCAAAGTGCCACTCTCTGTCTTTACCTAAAAACTTTACACCCAGGTTACGTAAACCAATCTTTTCAACAATTGTGAACTGATAACCCATGCAATCCCATAGTTGTAGGACATCAATAGGCAAGTTACCAGTAACATCTGTGTGCCAAACATAAGCATGTATAGGCAGCTTGTCGTACAAAGCACCATAAGCAGGAAGAAGAGATTCAATACGAAACACTTGTCCTCGTAAAGCTTTAATGCTAACCCAAACTGCAGGTTCTAATTCTCCGTGTCCTTTATGGTCGTTGTATAAAAATTCTCTCTTAACAAAACATTTGATAGGAGGCAGTGAAGCAATAATATAGCTCATATGTATCTCATGATGTAGTCAGTCCAATGCTGTTTGTCTGAGAAGACACAAGCATCCAACTGGTTTTTAGCTGCCCAGTCTAAGTAGGTGGTCTTACTTTTTTTGGACAGTCCCTGGTTACGCTGCAGCACATATAAAATCTTTATGTGTGGGTGTTGCTGGCTAATTAACACAGCCTTCTTTCTATCTGCTCCTGTCCATAGACCCTTAGTTTCTATGTAAATGTTCTCAGTAACAGTGAAGTCAGGTGTGTATGTGTGGTTGCTTGCAGGTATGGTGTACTTAATCTTGTCGGTTTCGTAAGATAAACTCCACCCCTTTTCTTCGCAAGCAGCTTGAAACTTTACTTCTAAACCACTGCGATACTCTGAAGGATTGTGTCTCTTAGGTCTTGGCATTACGATTAGCTCTCACTTGCATAAATGCTTCTGCCCAATTAAAAGCAGACTCAACTACTTTTGTAGCAGTAGTCTGCCCATCTCCAATCATTGTTAATACAGCATCTTTAGTTGCCAGATCGCTAAGGATTGCTATAGCCACATACTCTTTCATAGTCATGTGTTGCATGTTGATGTCTTGTGTCATTGTTGTTCCTGTTGTTGTGTTGCCTCCTCGCCTTGGGGCGAGTCAGTTGTTGTTGTTGCCACCTGCGGTGGTTGCCAACTGTCGTTGGGCTTTTGCCAGATGTATAGCAGCTGTAGGTTAAGGTGATAGCGTTCATCATCGTTATAGAGTTCACGGCACTTCTCATACCACTCTTCTTCAGTGAAAAGCTCTGCTAAAGCCTTACCTGCTTTTACTGGGCCAATGCCAGCTACCCCGATAATGTTGTCACTCTTATCACCAATCAAACTCTGAAGATAAAGAAACTTTTTACCCTGTTCTGTATCTACTTGCTGTGCTTCCTTTCTAACAAAGTTGTAATGTCTACCTGGAATTTGTAATAAGTCTTTATCTATGCTGCAGATAACTGTGGTACTACCTTCTTTGTCTTGGTCAATACCCATTTGATCGTCAGCTTCCCATCCATTGCAGATGATTGCTTTGTGTTGTGTTACTAGGAACTCTCGTACTGCTTGCCAATGATCTGGCTTTTCTTCTGGTCTGTGCGCTTTGTAGGTAGGTGTTAGCTCTCTACGAAAGTTGTTTGATCCTGTTAGGTACACTTGGTAGTCTGTAGCTCCAGTTTCTTCTAGTATGTCTTGGATCATCTTGTCAGCTCTTGCTAGAGCTACCCAAGTTTCTTCTCCAATTGCACTACAAGCACCTCTGAATACCACGATGTCACCATCTATCAATGCTCTCATAAACTATCTCCTGTATTGGTATCAAAAAAAGTAAGGACCTCGATTTGGTTTCGTCTAGGTAGGGGGGAAAGCCAGAAAATCCCTACAGAAACATCCTCGAATGCTGGCTTAACAGTCCTTACAAACCCACATGGCAACTACACTAGGGGATCAGTTTCATCTTCTTGAATTGCTTCCATCATATCAATATCACCTGCTGTATAAGCCTCAAACTTACGAGCAAGCTTAATAACAAAATCTAAATTCTCTGCTTCCAACTCAAATGGTTTACCACCACGAGCTGCAATGTAAATGTCTGTAGCCCGTGCTAAAGCATTTTGACGAACAATAGCTCTGTCACCATGCAATGCTGGGATAGGAAATACTTTATCTTTATAACCGCCAAACGTTTTAACTTGAGGAGCTGCTGACGCAGTTGGTGGTGCGCTACTAGTAACAGCAGTAGTAGCTCCTCTTCGGAGAACAGTTACTGCTTTAGTCTCTAAACCATAAGCACCTGTGTTGCCATCAAATTCTACTTCGTCACCAGCATTTGCGTTGTGATTTTTAAACCCACATTTAACCCAACTGCCATTAATCTTAATTGAATAGGTGGGTTTAGTGCCAAATTTAGTTGTCACATCTTTTGTAGAAACTGCTTCTACGATACCTGTTTGCATTGTCATACGATTTCTTTCATATCAAACCAATTAATACCAACTGATGCTCCTGCATTGAGCTTGAGAGCCAGTGGCTTCTTAAATATATCTTCAAAATAACTGTGTGTCTGCTTCAATACTTCTATAATCTCCTTTAAAAATGGCTCTACTGAGTCTAACTTTACATCAAACATTAGAGAATCGTGAATGGTGTTAACCATTTTTACATCATCTCTGTTTTTTAGCTGCCTGAAGATAATACCCAACATCATTGGAACAATATCACCAGTAGCTAGACCTTGTATAGGATAATTTTTCAATTCAGTTGGACTGAAATTGTAGGTTCTTGCAGACCATGAACTATCGCTATAGTATTCTTTAAAGCAAAATTTACGCCCAGTCTCTGTGAATAAAATGTACGTCTTAACTTTTTCTTTAAAGCCATCGTCATCAAATCCATAAGTAGACTTAGCCTCAACTTCTTCTGCAAAGTTCTTGTGCCAATCAGCTACACCTGAGTAACGAGTGTAGAACACATCAACAAACTTCTTAGCCTCATCAATGCTGCAGCCAGCTTGTTTGCTAATAGCTTTAGCTCCTGCACCATAGATCAATTGAAACGTTCTAGCCTTGAATGGCTTACGTTCTTCTTTGGTTGGATACCTACCAAACATATCTTTGTACAGCTCAGAGTGAATGTCTTTGCCAGATGAGATGTCATGTATCAGTTGCAAGTCTTTAGTAACGTGTGCAAGAGCAACAACCTCAAGCTGATTAAAGTCAACCTCAACAATAGCACCATCTTTAAACCTTGATGTAAAGATTTGTTTGATTGGGTTATTGCTGATGTTTTGTAAGTTAGGATTGGTTGAAGACAAACGACCTGTAACAGTTGCTGTGTGATTCAACTTACCATGTATGAAGTCTCCAATGATGTGCTTACTCAAGCCTTGTACATACGTAGAGAGTTGCTTTGATAACTCACGATACTTCAACAGTGCATTGATAATTGCAATTGCTTTAGGATCAAATGTGTGCTTCAACATATCATTGAGCACAGCATCGTCTACTGACACCTGGCCTGTCTTTTCAGATATTTTATCTGGGTCTGGTACATAACGAATGAATGGTTCTATTTTGATTTTCTTTTCTACTTGTTTGTATTTAGTGTTGCCGTTTTTGTAGACACCAATTTCTTCTTTGACTTTTACTTTTTTAGTACCACCAAAGAAAAACTGTGACCATTGCTTAGGACTGTTGATGTCTTCAATAAGATGATCTTCAGCTAACTCTTGCAAGTCAAGTTTTACTTCAACATATTTGTTTACAACTTCAACTGTGTAGTTATCAAGTCTTGCCTTATCAATGTGCAAACCATTGAACTGCATCTCTGCTGTCGCATGGAGAGCTTCCATCTGAGTTTGAATCAATGTTAGTTGACCTTCTCCAATTGCTTTTGCATACTGCAGCCGAGCAATCTTGACAGTATTAGTAACATCTTGCTCTAAATAGGGAATCAATTCTGCAGCAGGAATCTTGTCAGAACCTAAGCCCTTCTCAAAGTATTTCTTAATCTTGTCGTCTTTTACTGGCAAGCCATACTGCAGAGACAACTCGTCAAGGCTTGACCACTTAGTTTGTTGAGCACTGAGAAGATACTCAGCTAGTTGCGTATCCCAGATACGTCTGCCTTGCAGCTCTTCTTTTAAAAAGATACTTTCTTTGTACAGATACATCAAATCAAATGCTAAGTTATGTCCACAGACAATAGCCCCTGGAGGCATTTCACAAACGTGAGTTACAAAACATTCTTTGTCATACGTTGTGTATGGTCTGCGTTCGTCATAGCACAATCCAAACGCTATGACTTCATTGTCTGGGTGCATAGGGTGAGCTAGTCCCACATCTTCATTTCCATTGAGAGTAGTCTCAACATCAATAGCTACAAAAATTGGTATGGTCATGGTTTTCCATACTCCTTTCCATAAAGAATAGCTTGAAACACAACAATCCTGTCCTGTTTATCAAGCACGTTAAGGGTCTTGCATACGTGTGTAGCAAGAACAAATTTATCAAAGAACTCCTTTCTATTTGTGATGATTAAATTAGTTGTTCCATTTCTTAATGAAACAAAAGCACTACCTGCGTAGCTACCTTCATGTGTAAAGCTATGCTCTATGCAATCGCCTACGAGCGTTGATAAATCTTCTGTGTAGACAAGATAATCTTCATCAGTATCAGTCGGTGCAGGATCACAAGTAACTCTGCTGCCAACTCTTCGAATGTCTTTCATGCTGTCTGTCCACATATTTACCTCACTCGTATCTAGCTCTGATTGGATCAATGGTTACAAGAAACTGACCATGACGATCAGACTCTACTTGTTTACTTCCGCCACCTGGCAGTTTGTTCTTAGGAACATTGATGGTGCGGATCATCTCTTCTTCAGGAGACTTCGGTTCTTTATACTTGCCAATTGTGATGACCACATCCGCCTCACCTGGTTTGTCCGTCTTACTTCCACGGAGAGCATCCATGCCGATAAACGGAGGGTCCTTAAGATCGACAACCGAAGCACTGAGCTGAGAAGCCGCAATGACAGGGCCATAAGTACGAGCAAGTTCCCTTGCCCACTTGTAGATTTTTCCAAGTTTGAGGTCTTCACGTTCATCTCCTTTGTTAAAGCCATCTACTTTGTCAAGCTGGTCAAATACAATGAGTCCTGGATTAACTTCTCTAAACAATGTCTCAAGGTCACGCACATTGTTCAAGTCTTTAGTTACACGTATCTTGTCTTTGTTGCCACCCATTATTGTTGTGTAGTCAACCATTGCTTTCTTTGAGTCAGCAATGATTACTTTGCTTTCTACACCCAGTGCTGCTTGAACAATACGGAAGAACACAACAGAAGATTCCTCTTCGTTGTTGACCCATACAACTGGTCTGTCTTTGGGCAGTTGTTGTGCAAGGTAGCTTACTTCGCTTGCTAAGAATGTTGTTTTACCTACTTCGACCCTAGCAGCCACAATAACAAAATTACCTGTGCGAAGAGGACCGAGAGAGCGATTAAGCGCATCGAGCCTCCATTCATAACCAGAACTAGTAATCCGATCTGCAATGACGCTGAGATCAGCACTAACAAAAAGCTCATCTTTTTCAATGTATCTCTCCACATCTTTTAAAGCGTTAGTTGCAAGTATGTGAACGTGCTCTAAGTCACTTTCACCTTCCTTTACTTTCTCGCATTCTTCCATGATCTGAGCTAAGTAATCCAACTCAATAAGAGTTTTTACTACTTCTTCATGAGCATGGTGTGGTACAAACGATCTTGCTTTAGTGAGCGTCATACGAAGCTTCACAATAGAATCATCAGTCAATCGTTTGCTTTGATCTGCAATAAGAAATGCAGAAAAACTATCCCAACTAAAGTCTGTAACTCCTGGGAACGTTTTGTAATACTTGTCCATCCCATCAAGGATGGTGTTTGTTTCTTTGACTACTACGTGTGGCTTTATGTAGCGTCTGTACTTTGTTAAGTTCTCTTTGCTTTGACTGCAAAGATAGAGAACGTCATAGTCCATTTACTTCCTTTAGATAAGTATAGTTGCCAGTTCTGCTGGTGTACATTCTTTGGGTTCTTTGTCGCAACCATATATGGCTACCATTGTTGTTGTTGGTAAAAAGTGATTGAGTTTTTTGTACGCTTTCTTTGCTCCTTGTATTCCTGCTTCATCAGGGTCTAGCCAAATGACCACAGCTTCAAAGTTGAGGTCGTGTATTTGCATCAATGTCCTGTCTGACAAAGATGTTCTTAGTAACGCTACAGAGCTGAAGCCTGTGTTCTTGTGTACTCTGTATGCGCTGAGATAGTCTTCGGTTATCACGAGTGTTTTGCTTGCTATGTGGAACCAGCTTGGATCACCTTTGTAATCGTTGTTGCTGTAGTACGTTGTATACTTAGGTGTAGCATTAGTAAGCAAGTTTCTTACCTGCCATCCTACATGCTCCCCTTGCGGGTTGCATAGTGTAAGAGCTACCTTTGATTGCTCACCTATAACACCGCTAAATAATTTGTCTTCTGCGTTGCAGTAGTTGTCATGTAACCACACTTTGCCCTCTGTTGTGAGTGCTGCTAGTATTGGTTTGTTGCTTTGCATTGCTGCTGACGCAGTTGCTTTATGTGTCCATGTAGATAGTCTGCCAGCATTGTCTTTGACAAAGCCAGACTCATTGCAATGGTGGCAATAAGCTACCACACCCTTCTCTGTACGCTTGATGTACAACCTACGTTTCTTATCCTCACCTGCTTCGCAGCCGATGTGGTTAACATGTACTTGCTCCCCAATGTTACTAGGAGCATTGTTTTGAATTAGTTTTTTATCTATCATTTTGTTTTAAAACGCAAAATAAATAGCCCTCCACAGAGGGAAGGCTATATGGTTTTATGCTTTAAGACTCTTTGGTTCCGTAAACCTTACCAAATAATTCATCAGCAACTCTACGTTGTGTGTCGTTGAGTTTGTTTAGATACACAAGAGCAAATGCTTTTTTCAGTGTGTTACCAGCAGAAACTTTCCTGCAGATACTAAACAAAGAACGTGGAGAGATAGTCAAATTAAACTGATTAGCTTTGTAGCCTTGACGAATAAGGTTTGCAAGCTTAACTAGCTCTTTAGCTGCTCTACCATTGATTGTGTCAGGCCACTTGTTTGTGAGCATTTTCTCTTCGATCAATGGATGTAGATAGTCAACAAACACTGCTGTACCAAAGCGATCTAGAGTTGCAGAGTTTTGAACGTTAGTACCTGCATGAGCACCTGTGTCATCACCTTGACCCTGAGTGTTACCAATAGCAACAATCCTGAAGTGTTCGTGAGGAATGATTTGTTTATCTTTGGTGCTACCTGGCATCTCTTTTAAGAAGAGCTTGCCATTGTCTTCTAAGAGCCATTGCAGACCCATTGAAATCTCTGGTGGAGTTACGTCCCACTCGTCCCATGCAAACACAGCACCATACTTAACTGCTTCTGTGACTGCACCATCTACCCAAACTGTTGAACCATCTTTAGCTGTTAGTTGACCAAAGATCATTGATGAGTCCATGTCACCAGTACAGTTGACACGAACGAATGGTCTACCAGTTCTAGCACATAGCTGTTCAATCAAACTTGATTTACCAGCACCAGTTGGACCATAACAAAGAACCTTCTCATTTAGTTCCCAAGCCATCAAGATATCTGCAGACAGTTGTTTGTCAATGACATAGCTGTCGTCAATCTCTGGTATGAACGAAGCAATACGTTCATCCCATTCATGGTCAATGAAGACTGTGACACCAAAGTCTTCTCTTGCATCTATCTTATCAATGGATGCAACTTCAGAAAACCACAGTTGATTAGACTTGAGCTTACGCAAACCATCTGTAAGGCTTGTAGGAGCACTGGCTACAACTGTTGATTTTTCTTCGCATTCGCTTTCAGGATCAAACATAGTGGATTCTGGTGCTAATGTTTTGCGTTTATCTAACGCTTCTTTCAAGGCTTTCTTAACAAGGTCTTCGACCTTATCAGATTTTTTATCTTCTTTAGACATTGACTATCTTTCTTTCTATGAGTTCAAGTAACTTGCTAGGAATATCTTCTGGGTTGTTAACTACACTACGTGACTTGTAAAAGTACTCGACAGCGTTAGAGCACAAACCTAGACCATAAATGTCTACGTTTTTAGAAGCTTCGATCTCTCGAATTGCTTTGAGAGTAAAGTTTTCTAAACCAATAGAAGATTTAGTTGCTGCTGGTGAACCATCAGACATGACGATCATCAGTTTTTTCTTCTCTTTACGCTTGACCAACCGATCATGCGCCCAAAGAATGTTTTCACCATCAGGATTACCATACATAAAAAGACTGCTCATTGAGAAGCAACCTTTAATACGCTCGTTATCTATCCGTAGGTCAGAGAAGTTTTTGTACACAAACATTACAGGAGCAATTTCCATGCTTGCGTTATATCCATCTGTGAAACCTAGAATCTCAACAGGAATGTTTAACGTAGAACAAACTTCGTTCACCAATAATGTAGAAGCCAATGCGTATTGCACCTTAGTACCATTCATTGATCCTGACATGTCTACAAGTACTGTGACTGCAGCATCAAGAATTTTGTTTTCAATTTTGTTCTTAAAAACACGCTCATTAAAACCAGGTGCTTTGAAACAGATGCGAGACAGACGGGATTGATCGAGCTTTCCCCTCTTGACACCATATTGCATCTGTGCTTTTGATCTGATTTGAATCAGCTTACGAACTTGTTGAGCAAAGTTTTCTTGAGATACAAGCTTTGGTTCTACTCGTTTCTCATACTCTTTGAGGAACTCTTTAGTCTTAGAGTTAGGCTCTAGATACTTCTTATCACCAAGGCTCTTGGGATAGTCAACAACAATAAACTTGCTGTAGTCTGTGATGTCCCAATGATTCTCAGATGATCCAACAGGCTCAAAGTTAATCCCAGTCTTACCCATCTCTTCACCATGTTCAGGCAAAGTGATAGAGAACTTGGCTAAATCTTCTTCAGTTAACTTTAAATTAATGATTTTGTATTCATCATCTTTCTTGGGGCTAGGATCATCTTTATCAGATTTCTCTTCACCTCCGCCTGATTCTTTGCTAGAAGTTAAAGTAGAGTCTTTACCACCCTCATCCTCTGTACCCGTAGTGGGTTTAGGCTTTGGTTTAAACTCTTCGCCACACTCTTTTTGTAGCTTTTCAAGAATATCTACAGCTAAGGAGTGTGTAGATTCCGTGCCTAATCTTTTGTCAAGGATAAAATGACAATCTATAAGACGATCAGTAAAGTTATTAAGAACATCTAAAACCTTTTTGTTAGGTTTTGTTTTGCTCGTAATAAATTCTATGGTTGGAAACACTCCTGCAGATACATTAGATTCCCAATAGAGTAAGGATGTAGTAAGTTTTGAGATAGTTGTGCCTTCTTTTTTGGCTCGACTAAAGATTTTGTCGATCAAGATAGCACTAGATTCGTCCCAATTCTCTCTAAAACCTTGGTACTCACGAGCTTCTATGTTGTTTATCCTGGAATCCTCTAGAAAATTCCAAACAAATAGAAGCAAACTCTTTGGATCAGGAGATTTTTCTTTAAGAACAACAAAAGAACTGTAGCGATCATGTGCAACCTCATGGTCAACAGATGCCATCATCTCTTTAAGCTCTATTTCAGTGGTCAAAGACGTAATTTTAGGCAGATAGATGGTCTTGCCATCATGTCTGGGTTGATTTATGTCCTCGAATACAACGGAAATGCCTTGTCTACCAGCACTAGCCCGTATGTACCGCATCACTTCTATGCTTTGTGTCAGCATTTTAGTCAACCACTTTCAAGAAATCTTTGACTTGTTTGACAACAGCAACAGCATCAATGCCTTCAGGCACAGACATGAGCATTTTGATGACTCGATTGCCATACTCTTCACTAGTCTCTGGTTCTTTCGTAGTAGTCTTAGAGTCTTTGATCTTGTTTTGCAAGAACGTTTTGCCATAAAAGCCACCATTGTCATCAACTAAACCAATGCCCAACTTCATAGCACTGTGAATGACTGACTTAGCTGATCTCCAAGGACCAGGCATAGAGCCTACTTCGAACTCTTTCTTAATGAGTTTCTCAGTATCTTTTAAGTCTTTAGCGAAGGTTTCTACAGAGCTGTGCGTAAACGCAACCTGTATCATCTTCTCGAATGTACTCGTAGCAGAAGCATCTGAAACCAAGGCTTCAGTAGCTGCTGCATACAGAGTTGACATCATGGGAGTATCCATTTTGTATCTCCAGTTGTTGAGGGGTTTAGGCAAGTCGCCTCCATATTCCACTGTTGCCAATGGAATATGAAAGTTCTTAGTAACACTCATCAAGTTCAAATAGTTCCAGTTGTTCTTGTTCTTCAGGTTGTGGATTATCATCCTCCAACTTTACAAGAACAGAGTCATAGCCGTTATCTTCTATGACCCACATCTTAGTAATCTCCGCCTTCTACAGAACCCTCATAGAACCAGTCCAAGTAGGAATGAATACCACTACGAAACACAGTCCCATGTAGATGTACTTCTTCAGCCAGAGGAGCTTCTTCAAAACCAGCTTCTTCCAAAGAAATAATTTCTACCTTGTCACTGTCTTCCCAGTTCATCTCATCTACTAAATCAATACGTTCAGTCATATCATTCTCCAGTTAAGTTACACAAAGTAGAGGGCGCAGCCAGACCGCCCCCGCTTAGGCGGCGGGATGCCAGCCCGATTGCCAATGTGAGCGAGGAACCTTGCAAGCAAGTGACAGCGAAGCTGGCGCACAGCTTGCGGTGAGGAGCGAACAAGCAACTCACATCGTCCTCTTTGGGTTAAGTTGTTTGAGGATGGTTGGATCAGTGACAAGTTCATAGCCTTGTTTGTTGTTGTTGACGACAGTGAATGTGCGTTGTCTAGCTAGTTTTTCACCACAACTAGCACACGTTGGTCGTGGTTTTCTAGCTCGTTGTGGCTCTACTCTTACTGCGTAACAGCAAGTACAAATGGGAAGATAGTTCTCATTCATGATAGGGTTTACCCTTAATAGATTGGACGATCAGAGTCCCATTTGTCACGGACAACTCTGGTTGATACGAAATTGTTATTAGGAACATTTGAGGGGTCATCTAGAGAGAGGATGTATTGGGACCACTCACGTTCATCACAAACGTAATAGGAACCAGTTAACTCTTCTATCTGTACTTTTGTGTGGTTTGGTTTGTAGAAGATGCGGCAACCAAGTAGCCACTCTGTGTCACTGATGCCATGATTGGCTGGTCGAATGACACAGTAGTCGTTGTGAGTAATTGCGTGATATTCCATGTGAATCTCTGGTTGTTTATTGGCAGAGAATCCAGCACTTCAAAGCTTCTTCAGCTTCGCATTCAGTATCTGTATGACACGAAAAACTATGATACGTAAAGAAGTTTGTGATAAACACAATAGCTAGTAAGAAGATGATTCGTTTGATGAGCATGATTTGATCTCCAAGTATGAACATAAAAAAAGGTAGTAGTTGTTAGCTACTACCTTAGTTGAAGGTGAATTACTCGCCAATTGCACGAGCTGCTGCGTCAGATTTCAATTGAGCACGGAGAGATTTGATAGCGTTGAGAGCGTCACGAACCTCTGTCTGACGAGGGTTGTCGTACTTCTCCATAGACCAGAGTGCGTTAGAGAGAAGTTGCTGAGCCAAGAAGATTTGTAAGCCAGCAGGTTTACGTTCTGTCAAAGCGTTAAAGCCGTTGAAGTCGAAGTTGTTTTGAGTAGACATTTGAAGCTCCTAGTTAAGTTGATCTAAGAGGGGACCGCCCCCTCACAGAAGCTGGGAGTGAAGGCGAGGGCGCAGCCCGATGTCCCGACCGAAGGGAGGGATTGCCCAGGCACAAAGGCGCAAGCCCGCAGCCATGCCACCAAGGAACGCAGTGACGACTGGCGTGGTTTGTGCTGAGCGAAGCGGGGGCAACCTGAACAAGAAGCTGGGGGCGGGACCAGCGTGAGCAAGTTAACGTTGTAGGGAGCGTATGTACACAAGAACTACAAGACCAATGGTTTGATAGTGGAGACTAGTAGACCTACAAGGCACAAATGTAGGACAGCAGTATCTGAGTACCAACTGGTAGGAGATAACGCAACCAAGGAGGATATAGATAGCTTCAAGAGCTACATCTACACCGAACAATAGGATCAAGTAGGAGCTAGATAGTTGGGGGCAGATGTCATGTAAGTAGTTGATTACATTAGGTACACTATAAGCTGTATGAATACACAGGTGTGGATAACCTGTGGATAACTATGCAATAAGGGGTGAGATATAGACCATTCCTATAGGTATATGTTCCTAGTAAGGGTAGGAGGGGGCAAATGTGTTGGTTAGATATATTACGTCTAGCAACATATAACGCTGCCACAACTTTTTAAACAAGAGGGGGTTGTTGTTTCAAGGTAGGTGCTCGTCTTTACAAGACTCGCATAAAACAATAGCTGTTGTTTACCTGAACCTAAGAAAGAAAAGAGTAAAAGAAAGAAGCCCTCAGTGTCGTATTTTTAAAATAGCTTGTCAAGTCCAACAAAAGTATTCATCTGACAAATAAAGTTCATTTATTGTCACGCATGTGACAAGACACAAAGATTAAAAGGATGATATAGTCTGCTCCATCGGGGGAACACCCAACAACGCTAAGCAATATACTTTTATCTGCAAATAAACAGCGTGTGTAGAGCTAGTACCCCACCTTTTAACTAAAGGAGTTTGTATGGCTACAGCTAAAAAGAGTAGTGCTAAGAGTACAGGAGCCAAATCCCCTGCTTGGCAACGTAAAGAAGGTAAGAATCCCAGTGGCGGTTTAAACGCCAAAGGTCGTGCTTCTTATAATGCAGCTAACCCAGGTAAGCCTGGACTTAAAGCTCCTCAACCTGAAGGTGGTTCTCGAAGAGACTCTTTCTGTGCAAGGATGGAAGGCATGAAGAAGAAGCTGACTTCTGCCAAGACTGCTAAAGACCCCAACAGTCGTATTAATAAATCTCTCAGAGCTTGGAAATGCTGATATGGCTACCAAAAAATCTACAGTAAATGCTGCTGGTAACTATACTAAACCCACTCTTCGTAAGAAAATTGTGTCTCAAGTGAAAGCTTTAGCTACCCAAGGTACTGCTGCTGGACAGTGGTCTGCCCGTAAAGCTCAACTTGTAGCTAAGAAATACAAAGCCGCTGGTGGCGGCTATAGAGATTAAGATGAAAACTCCACAAAAATCTTTAAAAGATTGGGGAGATCAGAAGTGGCGTACCAAGTCTGGTAAACCATCATCTAAAACAGGTGAACGTTATCTGCCAGAAGCTGCTATTAAGTCTCTAAGTCCCTCTGAATACGCTGCAACAACTAAAGCTAAGCGAGCAGGTAAGGCACAAGGTAAACAATTTGTAGCTCAGCCTAAAAAAATTGCTGCTAAAACTGCAAAGTATCGTTAATCTTACTGGAGAATCCTATGGCTACTAAGTCTAATGTTAAGAAAAATCTTAACGCTACAAAGAATTGGATAGCTGGTGCTATTAAAAATCCAGGTTCTCTACGAGAGTCATTAGGAGTTAAGAAGGGTGAAACTATCCCTGCTGCCAAACTAGAAGCAGCCTCTAAAAAACCTGGAAAAATGGGTCAACGTGCTCGTATGGCACAAACTCTTAAGAAAATGGCTAAGTAATGCGTAGAAAAACCTCTCATGATCGCAGGTACAAGAAGTCTGTTTGGAGCCAGAATCAAAGACTACAAGCTGTTAGTACTTATTTGATGCTAGGCAGCATGGCTGAGACTGCCATAGTTACGGGCATACCTTTGCCTACCCTTAAGACTTGGAAAACCACAGACTGGTTCAAAGAATACTGTTTGCAATTACAGGCTGAAGACATTCAGCTTATGGATTCCAACTTAAAGCGGGTTATTAACAAAGCTCTTAAGGCTACAGAAGAACGTCTAGATACAGGAGATGCTCAGTTTGACCAAAAAACTGGAGAGATTATTCGTATTCCAGTTAAAGCTCACGTAGCTTTAAAGATTACAACAGACCTAATGACTAAACAACAAAAGCTTCTAGACAACCCAATTAAAGAAGAAGTTGAAAGAACTATTGACGATAGACTACTTAAGTTATCAGAAGAGTTTGCTAGATTTGCTAATGCTAAATACAACACTATTGAAGCTGAAGTCGTAGAGATCAAGTAATGTCTAAACTTAATGCAGACGTTATGGAAGGATTTGTCAATTCAGTCCTTCGTAAAAACTTTGATAGACCTGCTGCTACCCCAGAATTTCACAAAGAAATTTGGGACCTTGTTACTAGTAACAGCAAGCAGGTAGCCATAGCTGCTCCTCGTTACCACGCCAAATCTACAGCAGTAACCCATGCTTATACGTTAGCTTCAGTATTATTTAGGGAGTCTAGATATGTACTTATTGTTTCAGATACAGTGTCTCAAGCCATCCAGTTTCTTGGGGACATTAAAAAAGAACTTCTTGATAACGAGGATTTGCGATCCCTGTTTTCAATTAAAAACGGACCATTTCCTAAAGATACAGAAGACGATTTAATTGTTGAGATGGATGATGGGTACACATTCCGTATTCAAGCAAAAGGTTCTGAACAAAAACTTCGTGGTTTGAAATGGGCTAACTTACGTCCCGATTTAATTATTGGTGACGATATGGAAAATGACGAGATTGTAATGAACAAAGACAGGCGTATGAAGTTCAAACGCTGGTTCTATGGTGCTCTTATTCCTTGCGTATCATCTTCAGGAAAGATACGTATTGTAGGAACTATCTTACACTTAGACAGTTTATTAGAGAACTTAATGCCTAATTCTCAATTAACTACCCATAGAGGAGTTAAAGACTTAGTACGAGAAGACCTTAAAGAATATTCTAGAAACATACTACCTTGGAAGTCTGTTAAATATCGTGCTCATACAGACGACTTTGAAACTTTGCTATGGCCTGAAATGAAAACTGCTGAGCAATTTAAAATGCTCAAAGATGACTATGTGCGCCAGGGTTTAGCAGACATCTATTCCCAAGAGATGCTTAACATTCCATTGGATATTAGCGACACTTTTTTCAAAAGAACCGACTTTGTGGCTATGAAGCCTGAAGAACAAAAGAAAAACTTAGTCTATTATGCTACCTGTGACCTAGCTGTATCCCAATCCCAAAGAGCTGACTACTCTGCTTTTGTAGTTGGTGGCATGGATGAAGACGGAAAGCTGTACTGTAAACACGTAATTAAAGAACGTATGGACGCTTTAGAGATTGTAGATACAATCTTAATGATCCAAAAAATTTATAAGCCCGTACTCTTTGGACTTGAACAAGGTACTATTCAGAAAGCTATTGGTCCCTATCTTAACGAAGAGATGCTTAAGCGGGGTGAGTTTATCAACACAGTGTTGTTAAAACCAAGCGGTGACAAACTTACCCGTGCTAGGAGTATCCAAGCTCGTATGAGAAGTGGGGCTTGTCGATTTGACAAAGAAGCTGATTGGTATCAAAACTTTGAGGACGAGCTACTTAGATTTCCTAGGGATAAGCATGATGACCAAGTAGATGCTTGGGCTTATTTGGGCTTAATGCTTGATAGGATGTGGGAAGCTCCAACTGAAAAAGAGTTTGAAGAAGAAGAGTACGAGGCTTATATTCGTGAGAGTAATGTAGTAGACTCTGGTCGATCTGCTATTTGTGGGTACTAAAGATATGAACCTAAAAGAAAAGTTTAACATTGATGACCTCGTATATGAGGCCAATATTGCAACGCTTCTGTGCAAAGAAGACCTAACAACTATTGGAGTTCAGATTGTCAGAGACTTTGACAATGATCTTTTATCCCGAATGAGCTGGGAAAAACGTACTGAAACCTCTCTCAAACTAGCTCTTCAAGTTGCTGAAACTAAAAACTTTCCTTGGGCTAATGCCAGTAATGTTAAGTTTCCCCTTATTACTATTGCTGCACTGCAATACCATGCTCGTAGTTACCCTGTTTTAGTAGACAGTGATTTGCCTGTTAAGTGCCGTGTTGTAGGTGATGACAAAGACGGGCTACGTGGTCTTCGTGCTACTCGTGTTGAAGAACACATGAGCTACCAAATCCTAGAAGAAGATGAGGATTGGGAAAGCGAAATGGATAAGGTTCTTATTACTCAACCTATTATTGGTTGTGCGTTTAAGAAAACTTATTATGATCCAGTTAAAAAACATAATATTTCTGAGAATGTGTTAGCCAAAGACTTGGTGGTTAACTACTGGACTAAGAGTCTAGAAACTGCTCCACGAGTTACCCATGTTCTTCAAATGTCTACCAATGAAATTTATGAGCGAGTAGCTCGTAAGTTATGGATAGATGTATCTGAAGGTCGTAGACAACAACAAGCAACTGTTTCAATAAGCGACAACTTACAATCTGCTCAAGATAATGCTCAAGGTTTAATGCCCCCAGAGCCTAATGATTCAAGCACTCCTGTTGAAATGCTTGAACAACATTGTCACATTGACTTTGATGATGATGGTTATGCTGAACCTTATATTGTTTATGTGCGTAGAGATAACAAACAAGTTGCTCGTATTGTTGCTAGATACAGCCAGTCTGACATAGAACGTAATGATGAAAATGTAATTCTTAGCATTAAAGCTGAGCAATATTTTACTAAGTATCCCTTTGTACCCTCACCTGATGGTGGTTTTTACGACTTAGGTTTTGGTGTTCTTCTCGGTCCTTTGAATGAGTCAATTAACACAATCATCAACCAGCTCGTTGACGCTGGCACTATGGCTAATACTGCTGGTGGATTTCTTAGCCGTGGTATCAAGTTACGTGGTGGCAACTACTCCTTCAATCCTATGGAGTGGAAGCATGTAGACACAACAGGTGATGATCTACGTAAAGGCATTGTTCCACTGCCAGTACGTGAGCCATCAAATGTTATGTTTACATTGTTAAATTTATTAATTAACTATGGTGAACGTATTGGTGGTTCTGTAGATATTTTGTCAGGTCAAAATCCTGGACAAAACACTCCTGCTGAAACTACACGCACAATGGCTGAGCAAGGCATGAAGATATTTAATGGTATCTTTAAACGTACTCACCGCAGTCTTAAACAAGAGTTCCGCAAACTGTATCGTTTGAACCAGATTTTTATAACTGAAAATACACCTTACGTATCTAATGCCAAAAACATGGGGCTTATATTAACCTCTGACTACGAAGGTCCTGTTACAGATGTGATGCCTACTTCTGATCCATCTATAACTTCTGATGTTCAACGAATGAGCCAAGCTGCAGCTATTGCACAACGAGTTGCTGTAACACCTGGTTTGTATGATCGTTATGAAGCTGAGTACACTTTCTTAAGAGCAATGAAAGTTACAAACATTGACAAAATACTTCCTGATCCTAAAGGACCAAATGCTGTACCTTCACCATCTGATCCTAAGATTCAGATTGAGCAGATGCGCCAGCAAACTAAACAGGCTGAAATGGACTTAACTATGAAGATGGGTCTGCTTAAGCTAATGGGCGAAGCAGAACTAAACCAAGCACAAATCCAAAGACTTGAAGCAGAAGTAGAAGCTATCAAGATTGGCATTGTGACTGAGGGCGAAAGAATGCGTATTCAAGAAATTAATATGCAAATTGGTCTGCAACGTGAACGTAGAGAAGGTGTTCTTAATTCTATCCAAACTATGAACACTGTCTACGACAAAATGAAGTTAGACCTAGGGAAGCAGTCTCCTGAACAACCAGTAATGCCGCAGGAGATGATGCCCCAAGTACCACCACAGTAAGGTTTTAAAAAGGAGAGAGAATGGAAGCAGTAAGCCAAGACAACTTTGATGAATGGAAATACCATCCTGTTACTAAACGTTTGATGAAAATGCTTGGTACAGATAGGGAAGCCATGAAAGAAGGTCTAGTCAACAATACGTTTGACGATGAGCAAGAAGTAAAAGGTCGCTGTAGAGCAATTGCAATTATTCTAAATTTGGAATATGAAGATTTGTTTGAAGCAACTATTAAGAGAGAACCAAATGAGTAATGAATCAGGCATTAACCCAGTAGGGTGGCGTGTACTTATCAAGCCACAAGAAGTAAGAGAAGTCTCCGAAGGAGGCATTATCCTTACTACTGAAGTAACTAAAGATCGTGAACAGATGGGTAATACCACTGGCGTTGTTGTAGCTATGGGCAACCAATGCTATGCCGATGAACCTACACCTTGGTGTGTGGTGGGCGACAAAGTTATTTTTGCTAAATATGCAGGTTTACTGTATTTAGGTAAAGATGGGTTTAAATATCGCATGATTAATGATAAAGACATTACAGGCACTCTTGATGCTGATGTTGATCTTGTTGATCCTTATTTGGCAAAGAAATAAATTAGGAGTAAGATATGAGTGAAGAAAATGATAATGTTACTAGTAACGAAGCTGCTTCAGAAGTTCAACACGAGGCTGAATCTCAAGGTTGGGTTCCTAAAGAAAAATTTCGTGGTAACGAAGCTGATTGGGTAGATGCTGATGTTTTTGTAAAACGTGGTCGAGAGATTCTTCCTATTCTGCGTAAGAATAATGAGAACCTTGTTAAAGACCTTAACGCTACAAAAGAACAACTTAAAGAGTTTAGACAAGCAGCAGAAGAGTTTAAACAGTTTCAACGTGAAACTTATGAACGTAAAGTTAATGAGTACGAAATACGCATTCAAGAGATTAAAGAAAGCCGTGCTCAAGCTATAAGCGATGGGGATGGTCAGAAAGTCAATGCCCTAGATGATGCATTAGACCTTGCAAAAGAAGAATACAAAGAGGCTAAACAAGCCGTTAAAGATGCAGATGTTGTTAAAACACCTGAGCCAGCACCAGTTGAAATTGAACCAGGCTTACAAGCATGGTTAGATCGCAACACTTGGTTTGGCGAAGACAAACGAATGACTGCTGTAGTTAATGGTATTGGTGAAAGTCTTCGAGTAGAGTTTCCTATGCTTAAGGGACAGCCATTTCTAGATAAGCTTGACGAAGTGTTAGCAGAAGAATTCCCAAATAAGTTTGGTAAAAAACAGAATTTACGTAGTCGGGTTGAATCTGGATCAGGTAGGCAGAGTCGTGGTAGTACCAACACTCAGTCTTATGACAATCTCCCTTCTGAAGCTAAAGCTGCATGTGATCGGTTTGTTAAGCAAAAGCTTATGACCCGTGAACAATATGTTGCAGACTTTGACTGGAACTGATTTTTAACTTACATTAAAGGAAATTAATATGCCCCGCGCACTAAACGAGTTTGAAAAACGTGATCGTCTTTTAGAGAAAATAGCAGATAAACAAGCAGTAGCTAATACTCCTAAACCTGCTGAAGATGGTACAACTCGAAAACGTAGAAATGTTTTTAATGGAACAGAAGCTAAGATAGGTGTTCGAACACAGATAGAAGGTTATCACCTCCATGTCTTTACAGATACTGGAGGACGAATTAAAGAGGCTGTGGATAGCGGCTATGAATTCGTAAGACCCGATGAAGTGGGAGGCGTGAGTGAAAATGTGGTCAGCCGTAATGGTGATCTTGGAGAAAGAATTAGATATCTTGTAAATCCTCGTGCAGAAGGCACAGAGCAATACGGATATTTAATGAAGATTCGGCAAGAATGGTACGAGGAAGATCAAGCTGAACTTCAAGCTAAAAACAATCGCATTGACGCTGCCATTCGCAAGGGTAAGATTACTGGAGATGATCCATCTTTCTACACTCCTCGTGATGGTATCAAACTTAACTAATGTTTTATTAAGGAGTCTTAAATGGCTAACGTAAACAAACCCAACGGGTTCAGTCCTGTTGGTAACTTGCTAGGTAGCAAGTGGAATGAGCAGGGTCGTGTATACGCTATCCCTACCTCTGACACTACCAATAGCTATGCAATCGGTGATTGTGTAATGTCTGCTTCTGGTTCGGATGCCACTGGTATTCGTAACATCCAGAAGTGGGGCGGTGCTACAACTACCTCTGCTTTGCCTTTGGGCATTATTGTGGGTATTCGTGTTGCTGATCCTGGCGTAAGCTTGGTTGGTACTACTTTAAACCTAACACAAACATATATTGCTGCTGGTACTCGTACCGACACTCGTTATGTGTTTGTTGTGGATGATCCTTTCGTCTTGTTTGAAGCTCAGTTTGGTTCTACGGGTGCAACCGCAGCTCAACTGTCTATGAATGCTGCCGTAACAATCTCCGCTGCTAATCAAACCTCTTTGTCTACAAGTTCACCGTTCTCTGATATGGTCCTTTCAGGTCCTGCAGTTACGGCTACTTTGCCAATTCGTTTGCTTGGTGCTGTTCAACGTATTGATAACGAAGTAACTACTGCTGCTAGTCCTTATATCCGTGTGTTGTGCAAATTTAACTATCATGAGTACGGTACTATCGCCTCTGCCTCTGGCTCAGTCGTTAACTACCTTGCAGTTTAATTAAGGAGAATAAATTATGGCTGGTGTAATTTCTACCGCATCCCACCCCAAGGCTCTATGGCCTGGCGTTAAAGCTTGGTGGGGACAAGTCTACAATGAGCATCCAGAAGAGTATGTTGATCTGTTTGACAAAGATACTTCTACTCAGAACTACGAAGAAGACGTTCAACTGTCTGGTTTCGGTCTAGTTCCTGTGAAGTCTGAAGGTCAAGGCACTGCATACGACTCTGAAATCCAAGGCTTTACCACACGCTACACACACGTTGCTTACGCAATGGGTTATATCGTGACTAAAGAAGAGTTGGATGACAACTTGTACGAGCAAATCTCTAAGAAACGAGCTTCAGCTTTGGCAATGTCTTTCCGTCAAACGAAAGAAAACATTGCTGCTAACGTGTACAACCGTGCTTTTAACAGCACGTATAAAGGTGGTGATGGAGTTGCTTTATGCTCTGTTAGTCACCCTAATACTAATGGTGGAACGTTTGCTAACAAACCTACAGTTGACGTTGATTTGTCAGAAGCTGCTTTGGAAGATGCAGTAATCGCAATCATGGGTCTGCAAAATGATCGTGGTTTGCTAGTTGCTATTCAACCTAACAGCTTGCACATTGCTCGTCAAGAAGTGTTTAATGCTCAACGTATTCTTCACTCTCAATACCAAACAGGTAATGCCAACAATGACATTAACGTCATTGCAACTGGTCACTACTTGCCTGGTGGTTTTAAAGTGAATCACTACTTTACAAGCCCACACGCTTGGTTTATCCGTAACACCATCCCTGGTGGTACTGGTTTAAAGTACTATGAGCGTCACGCTGTCACGTTTGATCAGGACAATGACTTCGACACTATGAACGTTAAAGCCAAAGGCTACGAGCGTTATAGTTTCGGTTGGTCTGATCCCCGTGCCATCTTTGGCTCTAATGGTCCGTAATTGTTATTAGTAACAAGCCCTCTCCCAAAAGGAGGGGGTTCTTTTTTTAATCAAAGGAATTTAAAATGAGCTACGAACGTGAAAAAGAAAAAGGTAAGCGTCCTAATGTTACTGTCCAATCTAAAATGGGCAAAAGTGGCATGGCTGGTGGAATGCACAAGATGCCTGGCGGAAAAATGATGAAAGATTCTGCTATGAAGAAAACGGCTGCAAAAAAGACTATGCCTAAAAAGAAAATGTAAAGTAGAATGCAAGCAGCACAATGTTGTGCTAACCTTAATGATGACGCTACCTAACAGGTAGTGTTGTTTATGTAACACTTATGTCAATCAAGGAGTTTTAAAATGGCTTTACCTCAATCCCCCGCTTCCAACTACCCAGGTGGTTTTAATAATGTAACCATCCGTGGTGTTCCAATCACCCAGTCCCATCCTGGGCAAGTGTATTGGGTATCAAACGCTACCCCAACTTTGCCTGGACAAGTTGGTGGTTCTAATGGCAATCCAGGTACTTTTAATGCTCCCTTTGGTACTCTTGAGTTTGCCGTTACTAGTTGTACTGCTAATCGTGGAGACATTATTTTTATTAAACCAGGTCACGCTGAAACTATTTCTACCGCAACTGCTTTAGCTTTTGACGTTGCTGGTATAGCAATTGTTGGCTTAGGTACTGGTACTAAGCGTCCTACGTTTACTCTTGATACAGCAGCTACAACTACTATTGCTGTTTCTGCTGATAACATATCAATCTCTAATTGTCGTTTTATTGGTAATTTTTTAGGCATCACTTCTGCTTTTACAGTAGCTGCTGCTGCATACTTTACCATTGACAATTGTTCGTTTACTGATACAAGTGCCATTCTTGGTTTCTTGTCAGCAGTTAAAACTACTGTATCTACTAATTCTGACTTCTTGCAAGTATCTAATTGCTTTATTAAATCTGATGCTACAACCAAGTCTGTTGCTCCTATTGTTGTGCTCAACACAATGACTGGTCTAACATTAACTGATAACGTTGTAATTCAAACTGTTGCTCAGAACAACGTGTCTCAATTCTTGAGTCATGCAGCACTAGTAATGACTGCTGCTTTGATTACAGGTAACAAGGTGTATAGCGTTAATACTGATAGTGCTACTGGTGCTTTCTTGGTTACTACTTCTGCCACTACTGGCTCAGGTATTATTCAAAACAACGTAGTTCGTGGTCTAGATGTTGCTGGTGCTTTGATGATTACCGCTGCTGCCGTTCAGTATGGGTTGTTTAACAACTTGTACATTGGAGATGTAGGCTTCTCTGGCTTTGTACTTCCTGCTATTGGTACTGATTAATTTGTGCAATAGTTTTACTAGGAGGGGAGTAATCTTCTCCTAGTATTTTTAATGGGTACAACCTTTACAAAGTAGGAGTTTAATATGGCTGATATGTTTCTTAAGAGTGGCGAACAACCTCGCTACTTTGCTTTTAGTGGTGTGAACTCCACAACTACTAATCAAGCATCCTCACCTATCTACAAAGAAAGTCCCTATGGCACTTTCCAAGCTATTGTTACTGGCACAGGTGCTGTGACTGCAACTATTGCTGTCCAAGTGTCTAATGAGGCTGATACCTTTAATGGTATTAAAGCTAATTGGATTACTATGGGTACTATTACATTGACTGGTACAACTACTGCTACAGATGGTTTTACTACTATATGTCCTTGGCGATATGTACGAGCCAATGTAACTAACGTTACTGGTACTGGTGCTACTGCTGAAATAATTATGGGTGTGTAACTATGTCTGTAACTACTACAAACTTTTACGGAGCTTATGACAATCCTGGAAGTGTAGACATTACTTTGTATGGCGTAGCCACAGACTTGTATGGTGTTACCACAAATCCAATCGTACCTGTAGAAGAAAAGTTGTTAATGGAAACAGGTGACGCATTGTTGCAAGAAAACAACGGTTATATTCTGTTGTAATTTAGGACATTTATGGCTTCAACTGTATTTACAACTGGAACCCTTATTGAGTCTCCTTGGCTCAATGATGTTAATACATATGTGTATGCTCCACAGCAAGTGTTTGAAACCACTGCTACATCTGGACAAACAGTTTTTAACCTTCCCTTTTCATATGCAGTTGGCACTAAAAGATTAATTGTTTACATCAACGGAGTTAAACAATCTTTTACGTCTAGTTACACAGAAACTAACCCCACAACTGTTACTTTTACAGCGGCTGTTCCTGTTACAGCTAAAGTAGAATTTGCTTATTAAGTAAGGAATTAAGACATGGCTAATACAAAAATTTCTGCACTAACCGCCGCAACCACGCCCGTTGCGGGCACGGAAGTATTGCCGATTGTTCAAAGTAGCACTACAGTAAAACTGGCTATCTCTGACATTACCCCAGGTCTTAGCGTCATCACAACAGCTAAAGGTGGCACTGGTCAAACGTCTTTGGCAGCGGCTAACATTCCTGTTACCAACGTAGCCAACACCTTTACTGGTACTCAGACATTCTCAGGCACATCGTCTGCTCAAGCCATTGTTCTAAACGATGCGGCAGAAGTGGCTACAGTATCAGCAACAGCGGCTACTGGCACGATTAACTACGACATTACCACTCAGTCAGTTCTGTACTACACAACTTCTGCAAGTGCTAACTGGACAGTTAACTTCAGAGGCTCTAGCGGTACATCACTAGATACTTTGATGAGTACAGGTCAGTCAATGACTGTGGCTTTTTTGGTCACTCAAGGTGCTACGGCTTACTACAACTCTGTGGTGCAAGTGGATGGTTCAACTGTGACTCCTAAGTATCAGGGCGGTACAGCACCAACGGCTGGTAATGCAAGTTCTGTTGATGTCTATATGTACACGATCATCAAGACGGGCAGTGCGGCATTTACTGTCTTTGCTTCACAGACCAAGTTTGCTTAAAGGACAACCATGCCATTAGTACAAACAAGGGGTGCGGCATCTGCTCAAGGCTTTGGTGAGTTTGCTCAAGCGGCTACTGCTGTTAACTACATTGAGGATGTGTTTAGCACATTCCTTTACACAGGCACAGGTGCTACACAGACCATTACAAACGGCATTGACTTGTCTGGCAAGGGTGGACTTACATGGATTAAAAGTAGGTCTGCCGCTACTGACCATGCGCTATATGACACAGCACGAGGTGCAACTTTTGATTTGGTATCAAACAGTACAGCGGCACAAACTACACGTGCTACTGGTTTAACTTCATTTAATTCTACTGGTTTTTCTATTGGGACTTTATCAAAAATAAACACCAGTGCAGCTACCTACACTTCATGGTCGTTTAGAGAACAAGCAAAGTTTTTTGATGTTGTGACTTACACAGGAACAGGGGCAAACCGCACTATCGCCCACAACCTTGGTTCAGTACCTGGGTGGATTATTGTCAAGCGCACAGACACAACCGCTGATTGGGCGGTTTACCACAGAAGTTTAGCCAATACACAATATTTGCTTCTTAACACCACAGCCGCTGCCGCCACAGGTGCAACTTATTGGAATAGCACAACTCCCACATCCTCAGTATTTAGCGTAGGCACTAATGCAAGTGTTAACGCATCTGGTGGCACATATGTGGCTT